TCTAGCTATTACAGTCTCGTTCTCTCCTGATGCAATAGCTTCCTTCAACTTGTTAGGAACAGGACCAGTGCTAAAGAAGTCAGACTCACCTGTTGCATTGAGTGCTTGAGACCTAGTAGAGAAAGCCTTCCTTCGAATGTCTTCCTCATTGTAGAAAATAGCTAGACGTTTGGAATCGTCGGTAGGTAACGCTGCAAATGCCCTCTCATTCAGGTTGGTACTAAGATCCCTTCCGATTACATCATTACCCCTCTGAGTAACATCATCTATACTCTTGAGGGACTGAGTCGATAATGACTTCCCTCTAGGATGTGTGGTTACATCACCAACATTACCAGCGCCTTTAGCAATCAGTCCGAAGAATGCTCGTAGGAGATTACTCTTACTAGCCATAACGAACATTCCTCTTCATCTCTGGAATGTCCATCTCTCCCCAACGACGCCAACCAATATCAGGATTGAGTATCTTGGGGAGCAGAGTAGCCACAGAAGGACGATGCGACAAGATGTACTTAGTAGTGTCCATCGCGTGATCGTTCCTATCTATCGGCTCATCCATGATCTCCCCAGTAGGAGACTTGCGCCAATAGTAATCACTGATCTCGTTCAACCACCACTCCAACTTGTCACTTATGAACATGTATGGAGAGTCATACGTCCCCAGGATTGGGTTCTGGTGGTTTCTCTGTGGAATGAGGTATTGATTAACCTTTACGATGCCGTTCTTGATATCATTATTACCGCGAGTACAATATATACCATCACCGAGGAAGATATCAGCAATGGAACGGCCAACCAGCTTCTTCCCAGTCGACTTGCGGCGGAATATATCAGGATCGGCCAAGATGTGGCTACTATCAGGTATACCATAGTTGGCACGGTGAGCTAGGATAGAATTGATCTGCTGTTCTAGTGAAGTCTCAGCAGCATACTCACCATCCATTAGAAAGATGTTACCATGAGGATCAGCAAAGCCAACCATGTAACAATAGGGAACCGCCAAGCCATAATCATACCCTTCTAGGTAGGTCATGGATGCAGTAGTCTGTACGAGCTTTCTGAAGTACCTTTCAATGAGATGATGCGACATGATATGCACATCCTGGTTAAAGTCAGGATATACAAGCCCTTCATAGCTGGCCCACTCACCCATCAAGAAACGTTGACGCATCTGACCGTTGTAAGATGCCTCTAACGTCTGGATGAAATCAGGTTCTAGGTTATCCTTGTTTTCGTAGGTCGATCCTTCATACAACTCGATGATTGGTGTAGGAAGTCCGTCCTCCCCTTGAATTGGCCTACCATCAGAATCTGTTTCACACAGAAGCCGGTCGTTGATGATACCCCTGCCCAATTCATGGAGAGGACGAACTAACTCACGGTATACCCAGTTACGAGTTGGATTAGTTGTCAGGATGAAATGGCGTGGACCTGTCTCTGGCATTGTAGGGTCTTCGCCAGTATATGGAGTCATCCCACGCAAGCGTCCAAGTAGATCAAGGAAGTCCTTATGGACGATTTCGGGATCTTCCATTTGATCGACGACGATCCAATCATACGTCGCAGATAGAAGGTTCGATGTCGTAGCTTCCTGGCCGCTCTTACCTTGCTGGGCAATGTAACGGAAGTTGATTGTCGTTCCGTTCTTGAGAGTGCAAGTATTGGATGCGTTCTGGCTCTTTGGAAACGATTCGACCCAGTCATTAGGACACCACTTAATGAACTCTTTCCTCAACGTATCATTCAGTTTCGGGTACGTTGAACGAGCCATCAATCCATTGCTACCAGGATAATCCTTGGCAAACTTGATAGCCTTGATACAGGCACTAGCAGTCTTACCGTTAGCGAATCCGCCACCAAACAACTGTACCTTGGATCGACTCTTTAGGAATCGATCCGATAAGCTATCTTCAGCAAGGCGGTAAGTCGCCATTATGGACGTTCAATCTTCTCCCAACTGGCATTAGTAGAACCATACGCACGATACGTGTTCTCGTTCGTGGTGTCCTCTACCAACTCGCCAACGAAGTTAGGAGTGGTTGCGCCAACAGGCGTTGCTGAGAGTGTCTGATTGATCTGAGTAAGTGGGCTTTCTGGACCGGAACCAACCCGTCCACCACCATTGCCACTAGAGTCTGCTACGGTTGCCATTGTCATCTCCGTCTCGGTAAGAAGAAGCGTTTAAGGGAGTCTATTAGATCATCAGGTATTGCTGGGAAAGCAGAACCATCGTTAGATGGAACCGTTGGTAGGGGCTGAAGGCTACGGAGCTTCTCTCCTATAAGGTCTTCTAAATTGAACTCTCGTTCCAGATTGAAGTGTCGTTGGTATCGACGAGGTACTAGAGATTGGTTATTAGGATCTCTAATACCATCCCTTTGGTCTTGTTGACGTTTCAACAAAGCTGTAGCTAGTTCAGGTCGAGCTACCATTAGAAGTCTAACTCTTCAGCCTCAATCGTAGGCATTTCGTCCTTCTTGTTCACGTATTCAATACGCAATCCGCCTTCCATCTTTACTCTGTGTTCTACTACATCTGCGGGACGATGTCCAGCGCGATCTAGCACATCCTTAGCGGCTGCTATCTGTGTGCCTTCACTATCACTACCTAACAACCGTACCATCGTATTAGCGGCCATAGTAGACTGTTGTACGAACATCCCACGTACATGATTGAGGTCTGATTCGATGATGTTCTTAACCAATGCATTTTGTAGGTCTGCATATGCATCATGCATCTTGATAGCACGTATCTGCTCCGTCGGAATAGATAGAGCAGCACTAATGTCCTCTTCAGTCACACCGAACATGGTATAACAGAGAACGATACTCATTGCATTCATCTGATTGGGTGGAACTGGTAACTCGTGCAGTCTACGACGAGCAGTAACGATCTCGTGCTGAATAGCCTCGTTGTTAGGCACTTCAGTCACTACTTCCTCGTTATCCCGAAGGACGGCACCAGATAGGGGGTTTATCTTAGTGCCGTCCTGAAGAATAAGAGGTTCTATGCCTTGGGGGAGCATAGATTACTACTCGTTGTCTTGTTTACCACCACCACCATTCCCAGAACTGTCGGTCGGATACGTGGGGGGCGAACGTAGCGCCCTGGCACCACTGGGAATGATCTCAGTCTGGAGTGCGGTAACGTCAGCCGCTGAAACGGCACGAGTAGTGTTCGCACTTCCAGTAGTCGGTTGCTTATTGTAAAGCAGATCGACTTGTTCGTTCGCGGTAGTACCACGAACACCGCCCTGAACGTTGTCGCTAACATCTCGGGTTGCATCGACTTGTGTAACTGTCACAGAGGCAGAAGTTGCTGGAGATGAATCTTCAAGAAGAGTGGAAAGGATCTCGCCCATGTTCCGCATTCCACGTTTACGTAGAATACGCATAAGCTGATACCTATTCGGAGATCGTCCACTTAGAAAGGTGTAAGGATCGCTCCCTTCACCCCAGAAGCCTGCGCTAGTAGCCATCGCTCTTGTTCCTCGGTTTGTTTTGCTAAACGGCTGATTTCAGGATGTCGCGTATCAGGTGTATTTCGTATTCCTGTATACTACTGACTTACGACTTCGTAGATCACTCAGGACTGCCGTCCTTTGTAAGTAGAGATGTACCACGTATTCTGAAACCTGTCAACTCATAAACTCGGGCAACGGAGTTGCCCGGTTTCCTTTCCTCACGCGCCCTGCATCTTCACGTATTTCCATATGGCACACAAATCGGAGTCCCGGTTTTGAAGAGTGGGGGGTGGTTGATCTGAATTAGGGACTAGAACACAATCAGTAAACACCGTGTTTGAAATCACGGGGGGTACTAAAGACAACAACAAAGGACCACCCCCCCACAACAACACAGCCCCGCACGGATGTTCAATGCCTTCTGTACTGTGAGCCTGTTGTTGGGTTTATAACGCGCTGCCATCACGGCAGGCGCCCACTCAGGCCACAATGGAGCATGAGACCATGACTATCTTCTCCAAGACCGAGACTGGCAGCACCGTCACGTTCGAGAAGGCTGCACAGTTCGAGTCCACCGTGTACGAGATCGTGCGCTTCGGCAACGGTACTTGCACGTTCAGGTGCATCTTCGTCAACGCTGCGCCCCGGACTTTGAAGTGGACCTTCAAGACCGAGGCCAAGTGCCACGAGAAGATCGCACGACACATCGATATGTGCAAGGCTCGGCGCAAGTACGATCCGCACTACTTCGTGTACGAGATCGACAATCCCGAAACGGGCAAGCCGGTCCAGCTCTTCCGCAAGAACGTCGTCTACGGCAACGACTTCGCCAGCTAACATCTAGCATGAGCAGTGCGAGTGTCACCAATACGGCACTCGCACTCTCATTTGCCTACAATGCTTATAACGGCCATCTACATTCGCGATTGAGGGTAAATGTGCCCTCGCGATTGCGTATGTGTGCTATCCTAGCGAGTTCTAGCTGATAAGTTGACACATAAGCCTAAGTTTGAGTGTATTAGTGCAGCAT